AGTGCGCTTTGAAGGGGGCGCTCCTTTAGATGCTTTCATTTCATTTCTCATATAATTATCCTGCTGTTGGTGGTTTCGGAGGGGTAGCGACTTCGTTTACCGCACTCCATTGTGACGGCATATCTTCAGAAGCCAGTTTTCCGACTTCTCTGACTTGTGCCGACGAAACTCTGCGGGGCGCAGGCGCTGGCCCTGTCGCTGCAGCGGCTGCTGGCTGCAACTCTGGCGGAGGCGGGACTGCCATGCCCTTGGTAAGGTGATCAAACGCCTGTTTGACTGCTTGCTTCATCTGCGAAACAAGCTGCGGGTTGGCCTGCTTCATTTCGGCCTGCTGCAAGTGCGCTGTAAAGTGCTTCAGGGCGCTCATAAACGGCGCAACCATCTCAGGCGGCAAGCTGCCGGGGGGCGCTTGCGCGATAACAGGGAAAAGTTTCTCCGCCATCGTAGTCAAGTGGATCACATCGTTGTCGCGAGGCGAAACCCCCACTTCCTGACCAGCAATCAGGCTTTGTAGCTCAATAACTTGCTGCCTAGTCGCCTCAATCGCCAACGCCTCGACTTGATCTTTCGGAAGAATGACGGAATTGGCGATAGATTCGCCAACTTTGCGGCTCCAATCCAGTTTGATCAGTTCATCCTGATTGATTGCGGGGTTGCCCATGTAGCGCTGGATCAAAAGATCCAAAATCGCCTCTTCTTGGGCCAGCGTGTCAGGCAAAAGTTCTTCTGCGGACGAGTGAGCCATGAGCAAAATGTCGCTAGGCGGCAAATTCCGCTCCATCATTGACAAACAACATGAAATTGCGTCTTCGTCCAAGTGTTCAGGCACTTCATAAGGCACAAGGAAAGACGGAAGTTCCATCGTTGACTTCTCAAAGGCGGAAACAACTTCTTTGCTGGCCCAAACGGCATTCGGAGACTGCATTCGGGCCATGTCTAGCGCCGTTTTTAGCTCGGATGCGGCTTTTACGTGCTCAGGATGACAAATTCCGCGCTGCATACGTGCCACAGCCTTGGAATATTGCTTCACCCAACGCATCAGGATGCCTTCGCGGATCTGACCTTCGATTGCGGCGATGCGGTTGACCTCGCTTGCGGTCTTTGGTGTGGAGCTTCGGCCCATTGCCTCGCCCGGGAGGAAAGCGCCGATCTGAATTTCGGCCAATCCTGAGACAAACTGGTCAAGTCTAATGAAATCTTCGACATCAGACGGCAAATTTTGCGCTACAACATCGTATCCTTCGGCCACATAGGCGATAGGATGCATGACCGTAAGCGGAGCAACGCCTGCTTTCGCATTCGGCCCCTTCTTCAACAGCAAAAGACCGCGCAAATACGTGTTGTCCACCACCAAGTTGCGAGCCTTATCGATGGCAATGTGCGTGTTATAGAGATCTCGCCCTGCTCCACGGGATGACATCAGCGAGCCTGAGCCAATTTCGATGGCAAACAATGCGATAACATCGCTCATGCGATTGTATCGATCCAACTGCGTACAAATTTCATCCCCTGATCTGTCGCTCATCAGGTATCTGGAGATTTTTCCAGTAGGTTCTTTGATTAAAACCTCGCCTAGCTCTACATACTTCGCATCATTTTCAAAAGCAGCGCCGTACGAACCCTCGCGAATCCAATCTTCATAGCGCCGTGCGTCATCATCCGAATCAAGCGACCTTCCAATCGGCGTTGCGTTATTGATTGCCTCGACAAGATTGTCGATATGCCAGCCAGCCAACGCTGAAAGTTCAGGATCTTCCAAGAGCGGCAGCAACTCCGACACTTGGTAACGGCGCTTCCTTGCCCAAATAGGAATACCATCTGCTTCCTGCGGGGTTTCTATGCTGAAAAACGTGAAATCTTGGCGCAAGAACTCAGGCTTCCAATCGCGCAAGTCATCCCAACACATCGCTGTAAAGCCGAAAGTTGTATTCTCATGGACAACCTGAGCAATAAGATCGTCATGGCCCCGCCATGCGCGAATACATTTTGTGATCTCTTCGCGGAAAATCTTGGTCTTCTGCTCCGAATCAACGCCTTCTTTCGGATACTTTGTATAAGTAAGCGTAGGCGTTTGCTCAATAACTTGACGGAATGGCGGCTGAATGCGCGATACCATCGTAGAAAGAAATCCTGTAGGACGATTGCTTCTCCAGCTTTGTCCCATGCTTTCCAGCTTCTTTTGCTGATACGGCGGCTCATTGTTGAGCTTCTTCTGAATCAATTGGTTCTTGCGATTTCGCTCAGCATTTTGCTGCTTCAGTCGCCTGTAGGCAGCGTGAGCTTGCTGAGTGTCGCGGAAAACCCTGCGAACCTTCAGGTTCTTCGGATTGATAATGTCTCCAGAACTATTCGGGCCAGCTTCAGTGATCTGCAGTCCAAGGATTTTTGGCTTGTCTGTAGCGTCACCGATACGTGCTGCTTCGTTTGCGTACGTGTCGATAATCTCTGGCGGCAGAGGCTTAGATGTTTTAGTTGCCATATTTAATGTTCGTTCAGCCAACAATGCGGATGCAAGTCTGGTGGCGCTGTGAAGTGACTCTTATCAAAGAAGATTGCAGTTCTATTGTCATGTCTTAACTGCCTGCATCCTCCAAGAGTTTTGCTTGTTCTAGTATCGCGAGCCTGTCTTAGGCCAGCCGTAAGTCTATCGGCGGCAATAATACACGATGTGCATCCTGACCTCCATGCCGCATTGTTCGGACAAGCCTTGCAAATCTTAGCGCGTTGTTCAGCCAAGTCATCCGAAACAAGCAAATGCTGATTCCGTGATCCTGCCAGATTTCGCGCCCAAATGGTAATATCCTGAAGAAGCTCTGAAGGTCGTGACGGTGCGTTGACACTTGTAATCGCAACCATATCGACGCCATGACAATGCGTAGGATAATTGCTACAGAGAAATGAGTTTACATCACCCTCGACATCTCCAAGGGGCAAATGGTTTTCTGCCCTATAATTCGTCACTGTCTCGTAAAGTTGATCCAGCGTAATGGCGTCGAGCTTGACATCACTTTCGTAGTAATGCCATCCGCCCGGTGGCGTGAATCCCCATATTGGTTTAGCCATAGAATTAAACAGGGATTTATGATCTATTGAACAGGCCAGAGATTCGTCCGCCTTTTTTTTGAATAACAAATTCAATAAACGCTTCAACACGATTTGCAAAGTTATAAGTCTGATCCTGCGTTGTGCCAATCTTATAATCGTAGTTTTTATCCACAAGCCTGCAAATGCAGACCGTATGCTCAGAAAAGTTTTCCTCAAGCCATTCTGGCAACTTTACATGATGCGGAGCAGGACTTCCTTTCTGCCACATACTAAACGTAGCTTTATGATCTGGATTGTATCGGCTAGGCCAGACCATGCCCTCATACAGTTCCCAACTCGGAATGGTCACAACTAAATACCCGTTGGGCTTCAGCACCTGTATCCAGTTCTGCACGGCAACTTTCGGATCGTGCATATGCTCCAAACACTGGCTCGCATGGACATAATCAAACCAATTGGACTCAAAATAATGATGCAGATTGTTCGCGTCTCCATCTCCCATGTCGAAACCGCGCACCCCATCCACCGCAATCAAATCATCCCCTGATCCGACATCAATTCCGCTTCCGCTGAATACTGTCTTCCAAAATTCAGACTCCTTCGGATCTTCAAACCTTCGGAGCATCGCTTTGCTGGATTCGCGCATAACCGTTTGTACCTTATTCGCTAAAATCTACAAACTCCAAATTGTCAACGATTGTTTCTATTTTCTTCTCAATCGTCTCAGGCTTTGGCTCGGTCATTGTCGGTACGGCCCCGCCCCTTTGCCGCATTAAATACACCAATAAAGACAGGGAGTCCAAGGCGTCAGGGCTGCTCTGCCTTGTCCGCTTAACGTAATCGGCCTTGCTTTCCACCCTGACCAATCCCTTCCCGTGTTGCTTATAGCGCCTAGATATCGACTGCTTCACCACATCGTCGTTCTGAAAACTCGGCGCTATTTTTAGGAATTCAAACTCCACGTACTTTGACAACCCAAAGATCAGTTCAGTCACTACTCCGCTGTATAGCTCGTTTGCCTTCTGGCTATCGTCGCCAAGGATTCGGGTTTCCGAAGCGGCCCAACTGTAGTTGACCCCCATCACTTCCGATCCAAAAAGGCTGCATAAAGAATCGTGAATGCCAGCGCCGTTACCTGTCCTGTCCACGCACAGCCAGTTCGGGCTGATCCTCATCAACTTGCAGAACTTTATAATCGCTGCCGCTTGCTCCAGTGTCGCCTTCTTCGGAAAGCTAATCTGCCCGTCCAATTGAAGGACGATCTTCGGCTTCTTGAAGTCAATGAACTTCCCATCCCTAGGCGTCCA